ATAATATTGATACTTTGAATTTGTATGTCACCTCTTTGATAAGGTTCCCCAGCTCTCAATCCTACTCCAAGCAAAGGATATTCCTGGAGATTTCCCCCTGCAGGTGTGTTGTAATCTAGTCTGAGGTAATTGTTATTATGGGCCACGGCAAATGAAGGGTTCAATTCCACTTCTGCTTCTGTATTAAGTGCCACACCAAACAATGACATGGTTGGTCTCAAATTCACATTCTGGGTAGTGAAAATTTCTTTTCTAACTGGCATAGTAGGTGCACTGGTAAAACATCCACCAAATGCACCATCAAATTGAAATGTGTGCAGAATGATTTCTCCATTGTCTGTGATCTTACCAAATCTCACTCTGTTGGTTCTGCCTCCAAACACATCCAAGAAATAAGTGTGTGTGCCATGGTAAGCATTTTGAATTATGGATCCTGTGGCCACACCAGAGATGTAAGTACCAGGATTGAATGGATAGGTCAAATCTATGGTGCTGTTGGTGGTATCATATGCTTTCACCACAGCACAGCCATTGAATGTGATGGGTGAGAAACCTTGCACAGTCACTTTGGATCCAATGATGAAAGCGCTGGCTGCTTGTGCAGTGGTGGTTCTGTACCGCACATTGTAAGCAGACAAAGCATTTTGCACTGCCACTGCTGTTACTGTGGGTGTAAGGGTGGTAGTAAAAGCTGAAATAGCAGGCAAGTTCCAATTCTCTGCAGAAGGCCCTGATCCATTTAATTTATCTCCATTGAATTCATCGCGAGACACTCTTGATTCATTCAATGTGCCATCTGGCAATCTTCTGCGAACCACTACATTCATGTTGCCTCCAGACAATTCAAAAAACATGCCATTGTATTGTGTGTTCCAGCCACATCTCTTGACCACTCCTGCATCATTACCATCCCAATTCCATGTGCTAAACCACTGCTGACCTACACCTGGTCTCAAAGGAAATCTTCTGCGTGTTTGTCTTATAGCACTGCCACCAGATGCTGAACCAGACGTCATTAATGTTGCAGCATAATTCTGCACATATATGCTTTGACCTTCTCCTGCAAATGCTTCTTGGAATCTTACATCACCATCTTTATCTATGGAAGATGTGTACCACCATTGATTGCCAATCATGGCGACACGCAATCTGCCTGATTGATCCAATTGATAACCGTCTGCATAAGAAACTTGCTGAATGCCTACAGGGGTAGTAGAAATGCTGTTGGTAATAGTTACTGTTCCCGATACTGGTAATGTTTGTGTGGTGCTAATCGCAATCGTGTTTGTAACTGATGTATTACCAGATACAGCTAATATGTTACTATTTGTATAAACTTGTACTGATGTGACAGGACTTAAGATAGTAACAGAACCAGATATGGCCGCCGTATTTGTTATTGTTGCATTAATAGATGTGACAGGATTAAGAACAGTGATTGAGCCACTTACTGGTGTTGTTCCATGTGTTTTTACTGTAACAGCTCCTACTCTCGTTATTCCTACAGTAGCTATTTGTGTTATCTGTGCAAAAACATCATTGCCTGTGCTCTTATCAATAACTCCAACGTTACCGATATCTACGTCGCTGGCACTGAGTGTTATGTTGAAATCTTCTGGATTAGCAATATAACTTAAAACTGCATATTTTGGATATACATCAACAGAAGAAACTGGAGGATAAGAACAGCCCGGAGCAAAAAGCGTACTATCCAGATAATTAACTCTTGTTACAGAAACTGCAGGATATCGTGTATCTGTTGGACTATATTGTACAAATTTACCGTACTCAGCCGTCTGATAATTAGACACTACATTGGTGGAGTAACTCACCTAAGTATTTAATAAAAAAATAATTAATTACTGAATTTCGCCAGGATTATAACCCAGCTCTTTGGCCACATCAATATCACTTTCACCAGTATCTTCATCACTATCCAGAGTTTCCACTTCCTTCGGCTCTTCAGTTTCTGGAGCTGCTTCACCTTTTTTGGTTAATATGCCAAAAGCTACAAGATCATCCAATATGGCTTTTTCTTGTTTTCCAGCAGGAATTGGTGCAAGCTGTTTGGTCTCAGAATCTTCCCTATAGTTTTGCAAGGAACGAACAATATCATTTAAAGATTCAGATCCTGGAATTTCATCTGGAAGATATTTTGCAAAACTGCGATAAAACTTTTGAAGACCAACTGGGATTTTAGCAAAATTAATGTTCAAATTCTTTTCAAAATCTGATACGGCCAGTTTTTTGCTAATATAAGCTTCAAAAATAAGTTTGCTGTCTTTGTTCATTTTATTATATATTATTTACTCTTGTTCAGCTTCCGAAGCTGTCTTTTTTGCCTTCATAACTAAACTTTGAATAATACGTTCACCATCCTTATCTCCTCGGAATATGTTTTTAATATCTTCAATAGGCTGGGCCAATACACTTTGATAAACAAAAGGCAGATACTTTTGGTCTTCACTACCCACTAATTCGAATATTTTATTCCAAAGTTCCGGACCAGCAATGGTATCTGTCACTTCCTGTTCGATCACATCCTTCTTGAGTTTACGTTCTACCGCAGCTTCTGGAACACTCTTGTCCGGATCAATTGCCAAATATTCATATATTCCTTTGACAATTTCATGAACCAAATAAGGAAATGTTTTAGCAAGTGCTTTGATTGTGTAAGTATCTCCTTCTGGAACAACTTCTTCACTACCTTGAGCGGCAGCTTCAATCATGGAAAGATTAAAGTTTTCAATCGGAGGTGCAGCAAAATAAAAAAGTTGGGCCACAGTTGTAATCAACCCATAATTGTAAATTAGACTTTTATCCATTTCATCCAATTGATTTTTCACAAGATTGAAAAGATAAAGTTTGCTGACGGCATTTCCCTGCATGAGTGTGTTGGCCAAACGACGGCGCAGTTTTGTTTCAGTATCATCAAAAAGATTTTCCGCCACAATCTGATTCAGTTCTTCCAATTCAGAAAGTCCTTCCACATCCGGTAAAAGTTTCTCCTGTGCTTCCTGTTCGGATTGTGTGACTGCATTTTTAAGATCAGGTGTTCCCAGCTTGGCAACAATCTTGAGACGATTACTTTCCACTAATTTTTTTACATATTCAAATTCTGGAAGATCCAAAACAACTTGAACTGCTAATTTTTCCAATTTGGCTTTGTTTGCACTTTCAATCTCACTGATTTTATTGAAAGCTCCGAAAACATTGGAAACTAGCTTGGGAAAATTCCTCTGTGTCAAAGGTGCTTTTGTGTAATGCTGAATACGAGACAACAATTTTTGATAAGCTTCAGAAACTATAAGTTCATAATAATCTTGTGCTTTTTCAGGAAGCGCACCAAGTATTTCTTCAGTTCCTGCTTCCAGTTGTTTTCTTTTTTCTGGGTGAATCAGGTCTTCATGTTCCCCAGTTTCAATTGCTTCCCGGAAGTTTTTCATTTGCGAGATAGATTTTGGCGATATTTAAAAAACAAATTAACGTCCGAATTGCGTTTATTTTCTTCAGCTTCTTCCTCTTCTTCACTTCCTTTAGGAACCAATCCTTTTGGACGAGGTTGAAAACCAGGACGAGGTTCCAATGGATTACGACGAGGTGGTGATTTTGGTTCTGTGCTAGGTTTTTCTGTATCTGGCTTAACATCAGGCTTTTCTGTGGGAGGTGCTGCCGGAGCAGGTTGTTCAGTGAGATATTTTGTAAATAAATCCTTAAAATTTTTCATTATTATTATTTAATCTTTATATATTAATTAACTTTGTCTATTACCTTATCCACAATGCTATCGGTAGGCTTACCTTCTTTACGCCAACTGTTAAGAATGGCATAATAAACAAGATGCTGTTGATCAATAATATAAAGTTTATTTCCCAGTTTATCTGCATATTCAGTTATTCCGTCATTTTCATTAAGTTCTACCCCCTTATAACCTTTAAATTTGACCTTATATGCTTTTACAAGGGTATTGTACCTTAAAACACCAAACGCTGTTATTAGACCTTTACCATCATCAGTAAACCCTATAAAACCGCTATTCTGCACATCATACCCTGTGGGTGTACTGGCATCATAACTGGCCACTTCGTCTTTGATTTTATCAGGCGTAACTGTGGTGCAGCCTGCAATCAATAAACTACTCAGCGAGAATATCGCGAATCTTTTTAACATCTTTCTCCTTTACAGCTTGTTCTGCTTTGCTTGCATAATCCACTTCTTTTTGTTTTTCGTGACGATCTTTCATTTCAGGTGTGTTCTTTGCTCCAAATACATTATTGATTGCACCGAAAATTGCAGTAATCGCATTGATTACAGCTGTGGCAATATTTGTTGGCATAAATTATAATCCAAAAGCTGCTGTAAAGGGACTAGTAAGAGTTGTAAATGTTTGTGTTACAGGATTGTATTTTTTAAATGCAATCGTGTCCACATAAGCGCTATATCCATCATCCACATTGATGAATGTGCCAGCATGCACAAAAACATCTTTACTATTTTCACCTTGGAAGAATGCATTATATGAAATTGGCAATATTGTTTCAACTGCACTTAATGCAGCATTAAGAATTGCATCTGTAGCTATCTTCATTCTTTGAGCATATGTTCCGCCTTGAACAGGAGAAACTGCTGTAAGTGCATTTCTCACTGTAGTATTGCTCCAAAGTGCATTAACAAGTGTATATTGTTGATAATCATTAACTGTAAATTCTGCACTTGGAAATGTTGGTGCTGTTGCACTCAAAGGACCAACGATTCGGGCTTGGGCAGCGTTTACAGCTCCACATGTTTGACTTAGATTTCCACCTTGACCTTGGCGTTTCATGAATCCAACTTGACCACTCTTGGTAATTCCAATGTGAGGATGCACATATATGAATAATGCACCAGTTTCTGTTACGTGACTCATCCAAGCAAAAAGACCAACAATTCCAGGGAAAGGATATCCACCAATTCCTCCAGCAAAGAACGGACCACTGAATTGTTGCAGAGATTCTGGATATTGACCAAATGTATTGTTCGGGAAAATAGGTGCATTTTTATCATCAGAACAAATACAAGCTGCTGTGACAACATCATCTGGCGTATAACCACAAAGAGTTTGTATGAATGTGGCACATCTGCTTCCAAATGTTTCGGCTAAAACAGCATTAGGATATGTGATTCTTACAGTATTTGTATATGCAGTTTGATTTGCAGTGGTTGGTGCTGTTGTAGTGGTATTAAACAAAGGAATATAATAAGTCGTTCCATTGATTAAAACAGGCAATCCAGTAGAACCTTGGCTGATGGTCAAACCAGTTGTGTAGTTTATAGCAGTCAGCGGAAAGCCGTATGTGGTATCAATTAAATTTCTAAAATCATTAGAAGAAGGTGTATTACCTGCTGAAAATGAATCGTATAGTACCTGTTTGCTTACAATTGACATAATATTATTTATCTTTAAGTCGCTTCAGGAGTTTCAGGTGTTTCAGCTTCAGGTGCTTCACCTCCTTCAGGGACTTCAGGTATTTCTGGGGTTTCTTCAGCTGCAGCTCCACCAGTAGGTGCAGTTGTTCCTCCACCCGGAGAAGGTCCGAATTCAGGAGGAGTTTCTCCACCCCCACCAGCTTTTGGAGTTTTCTCGCCACCTTCAAATTGCTTACGCCAATCCGGACCGGCTCCTGAAATCTGATCCAATTCCCATTTCATTTCAGCATCTTTACGAAGGAATTCACGGTTTGCCAATACCATACGATCTGTCCATCCCAGAATCTTCTTTTGCATATAAATCTTGCTGATACTTTCATTATTAGTAATATTGTTGAATCCTTCTGTGCGCATCTGCATTTTTTGCAATTCACGCATTTCATAGAAATTGCTTGGTACATTAAATGCCAAATCAAAATGATTTTCTTTTAATCCATATTCAGACCACATTTTCTTGAGTTTGAGATTTGTTATAAATCCATTCTTAAGACCTTCAGCAAATCTTTGTTGTTGCCGAATAATAAATTTTGAAAACTTTAATTCTTCCCGAAGAATTTCTGTTCCATCTTTGTATGTGTCTTCAGGATTAAGACGAGAAGAAGGTACCTTTAAACTGCGATACAGCTTCTTCATGAAATACATCAAATCTGTCAATTCTCCAAGATTTGCACCTCCTTGAAGTTGTTCCACAGTGGTTCCATCCTGACCTGTACGTTTAGCAAACCAAAAACTGTCCAACATGCTTTGTGGGTTGAACTTTTGAACAGTCGCATCCTGATTATTATCAAATGTTTTACGACTCCAATATTGGCTCATGAGACGACGCATATAACCCTCGGCTTTGGCCGGACTCATATTTCCCACGTCTACTTTGAAAACCAATTTTTCTGGGGCACGAACAAGACGATAAATTACAATACTATCTTCAATAAGAGAAAGTTGACGATAGGCACGGCGAGCATTTTCAAGGAAAGGAAGACGAACTGTTTTATTTTCATTCCATATTCCGCTATTAATATAAGTGACCTGATTTTTATCCAATGGAACAATTTGATAGTCCACTACCTTTGTTGGATTGGTTTTGTCAAAAAGTGGTTTTCTTAAAACAAAACCTTTGACCATCAAATTCTGAACATTTCCAAAAACAGGATCGACCAATTCTGGAGGAATACTAACAACTCCTAAAATACCTTCCTGTGGATAATCTCTATGAATGATATGCTCGAAATAAATTTCAGCATCCACAAGCATATGCCTAAAATATTCCCAACCACGATTTTCTAATTCAAAAAGATTAATGTAACGATGAAACTCTTTTTGCAATTCTTCTTTTTGAATATCTGACAAATCATCATCATGAAAACGAATTTTTACAATTTTACCTTCTTCGTCTATATTCACAACTTCATCACATATTTCATCCAAAGCATCTGCTACTTCTGAAAAAGCAGCCATGGTTCGATAATCACGAATACGAGCAGCTTTATCAGCTTGTATATTCGCATAAAGATAATTGGTAACACTATTGTCACTGGCAATCGCACCTATATTGGTTTCATTAATTCCTGTGCTGCTGCTTATACTATGTTTTGCAATCGCTTCAGTTCTACGACTTCCTGTATCCTGGAAAAGTGAAAATTTTGGATTTAGCTGAGATAGAACATCAACAACAGCATAGTTGTTGTATGGAAGACGTTCACTAATAAACTTTTGTAAACTTCTTCCGAAAGTATTGGATCCTCGGTCATTTGTAGAGGAATAATCAGCTTGAGCCATACTATTTATTTATAAAATGCAACAAATTTTCAATGTGCATTATTATTTTAAAAATAATTAACTGCTTAATATTTTAATATATGTGAATCTGCTTGACTGTGAAGCTTTGGCATAACCAGCAGGATTTGTGAAAATAAAATCAATATTACAAGCACTTAGATTAATTTTAGGAAATTGTATATTGAGTATATTATTGTTAATAATAGTATAATCTTCTATAGGATACCCTGAAAATGGATGAAACTTGCTGCTTATGCTTCTAATATGCGAATAAAAATCAAAACAAGAAAGCATTGCATTATCTGTATTTGCTGAAAGATATAATCCTTGAATTTTATATGCAAATTGATTTCCTTGAAAACGAAGTTTAAGTCCAGTGAATCCAGGTGTTATTGTCACTGTTGGTGCAATTTTAGCACGAGGAGTGAAACTACCGCCTCCTAATTTTAAGTATCTGTCTCCCATAATTATATCTCCACCTGTAATTCGGACGGACCAACAAATTGAGGATTTGCACTGATGGAAATTGTATCTGTATTTTGAAATGCACTATTCGGAGAATTGCTTGTATATGATTGAGCTTCAAGATTGGCATAATTGTCGTAATTCAATGAAACACCGGGACCAGCTGCATTAAGATCTGTATTAATATAAAATATATTTTTAACATCTGGACTTTCAGCAGGAAATATCCAACCTTTTATTGTGAAACTGGTATCTGCCACAATAAGAGATTTATTATTCGGATCCTGATCCACTGGATAATTCAAGTTAACCGTTCCGTTCCAAAGCACTTCGCTTCTTATTTCTTGAGGAACTGCCAGATTATATGCTGTTGGAATTTGCCAGGAAATAATAATATAAGGATTATTGAAAGGAATGAAATTGCTCAGAATCTGATCCATATCAGTTTGATATCGGGTCAATATGCTCATGTTGATTCCTATATCAACAGGTGTAGGTGTTCGGAAATATGATGTTTGGGCAGAAGAGTCTTCTATTCGAGTTGCTTGATTCACATAGAATCCTGCAATTTTATTAAAAACTCGATTTTCGTCCCTATTCAATCCTGTAATGGTTATGGCAACAACAGGAAGAGTAAGATTTTGACCGGGGGTTACAATATCAAAAAGAACCCGTTGTTTTGGTGCGTAAAGGTAACGAACCTTTATTTGGCTTTCAGCATCTCTATTTTTGTTGAATCGACGTATAACTGTTCCGTCAAAAGCATCTATGAAAGATGCTATAAGATCCTTTATTTCAAAATGATACGATTGTTGCAGCATAACTTTGTCCTAAAGTATTTACTTCAGGACAAAGCACTTAGAACCATATTTGTATTATAAAACTTTTTCTTTCTGGGTATGGGCATTACCTTCAAGCTGGAAGATATGTTGTGCATTCCTTTAGATAGATTGGTTATATGATAATCAAACTCAATGTGATTTTTACGAAATCTGCAATCAAAAGGAAAAGGAATCTCTAAAATTTTTCTTTCTTTTCGATCACAACTGATTGTGAAATTCAAATAAAAATCCTTTACTGAAAAAAGAAGAAGAACACCTTCTTTGTATTGTTTGTTTTCATTTACAAAAACCACCTTCTTTTGAAGATAGTTCAAAATGTTTTTCTCAATGTCTTCAGGAAGTTTCAACTGTCCATGTACCTCATTTTTTCGCCAGGAGAAAGAATGGCGAGGTTTTTTTCAAAGAAATCCCAGAACTTATCAGAAGGAATGATTTGCACCAAATCGCAATTATCCATACTTATGTTACGATAATCTTGCATGATGATATCCCAAACATTCAAAACGTTTTTTGCATTTCGGTTGAAATAAGGAACTGGTTTTGTGTTTGTCACCGGACGAAAATTTAAAGTGATTCGACCAGCAGCAGTGCTAAGAAAACGTTTATCATTACTGCAAATCATATGGCGCTGTGCTGGATGACCTGCTTTTGGTCGTCGTCGGGCAAAACGAATTTCAGCGACGTTTGTTTCTAGAATTGTTTTTAGAGCTTGCAGGCTTGTTTTCATTTTTTCTTGGACAGCAAACACCGAATATTCTTTGTTCGTTGATAAAAATTCCGTTCTTAACAAGTCCGTGATTGGTAACTTCAATTTTTCCAATCAAAACACCCATATTGTTTGGAAACATGATAACGTCTCCTTTTTTAACAAGCTTGCAATTTGGACCCATGAGAATTACTTTTGCCAAACGCCAAGCATTTGTCATAGCATTTGTTTTTACAATAATACCGTTTCTTACAATTTCATCCTTATCCGTTGTGGTATCTACAAATTCGGCAAGGATTACGTCATCCAAAATTTGATCCAGATCATATCCTAAAAAAACACTATCAAAAGAATTTCCGCTGAATCCACTAAGGTCAATTATACTTTTTGTTACGGGTACATGATCTATATTCACATAGGTAATTACAACGTTTCGTAAATTTTCAAGAAGTTTTTTAAATCTTTTTCATCTGTTGTTTTAACAATTATTTCTGCATCACGTTTACCGACCTGCATTATTTTGCAAATAATATCAGTGGGATCTTCTTGTTTTTTGTTCTTATTTTTATTAATATAATCTATTTTTTTATAACTTTTCTGTGGAATAAAAACAAATAGAAATTTTGACAATAAATCAGGATCTTCTGTCAAATGAGGTTTATTGCAAAAAGTGTTAACATTTGAACAGGTTTGTTTATCATAAAAACTAATCCACCGGTTAAGCATGAATCCGCTTATATTTTCACTACAACTGTCTGTTCCTGCAAGCTTTGCCTTTTTACTGAAAAGCAAATTGTTAATATACTGAAAAAAATTTAACATGCCGTAGATCTTAGAAAAATTGCATCAGAAACTTTATAAAACATATCCACTATGGTTTGAGAAAACTTATTAACCTGTTCTTCATTCAATCCCATTTCATATGTATATATAGGTGCATTATCACCAGCTTTATTGCATATTGCAATATGACCTATGCTACAAGAATTGATTATTCTGTATTTGGCAATATTCAGTATTCCTTGATTCTGTATAATGCTTTTTCTTTGGAATTCTTTCGTAACAATCATATTATCCATGTTTACTGCAATTGGCATTTTAATAAATTCTTGAGAAAGAATATTGGCAATTGAACTTATAAGAAAATGTGAGAACAGTGCCCCTGATACAGAATCCTGAACAAGAGGATTTTCATAAACAATATGAATTGCTTCGTCCATTTTATCAATTGAAAATTGAGAAAAGTCATAACCTTTTCCCGGATCCAGTTCTCCAGCAAAAACAATAACGTTTCCACTTGGAAGTGCCTTATCTTTAAAATAGGCATGAGCAAACCTTTTGTTTATGATTTCCAGATTATATTTTTGTTTTGGTAGTATCATATGATTCTATAATTTGTATGGGATAGATCAGTAATATTATATCCTCCCGAATAAGAAATGCTACTCTGCAAGTCCTGTTCTATTTCTAAAAGCATTTGCAAATATGTTTTTCCATTTTCTTCAACTAAAACAGTTGTCCCTTCAATATTTTCAACAGAAAGATTGTTTATGATCTTATTTTCATAACTAGCAGATCCAAAATATTTTTTATATAATTTTGGTTTTTTGAACTCCAGGTCGCTTTTTGAATCTGTTACAGGATATTCTATAATTCTATCTGCAGGGCTATCTGAGCATGCTGCAAACATACTTCCAACCATATTGATAGTGGAACCTGCAACAATGCTCTTGGCTATGTCTCCATGACAACGAACGCCTCCATCTGCCATTATAGGCACATCCACTTCTGCACACTCCTGAATACATGTAAACACTGGAAGTGTAAATCCTGTCTTGTCTTTGGTTATACATGCCTTGCCTGTGCCTATTGCCACCTTGACCATATCTGCACCCCAATCCTTCAAATCCTGCGTTCCTTCTTTTGTGGAAACATTTCCTGCGATTATATATGTGTGGGGCAAGGCTTTTCGAATTTTTTCAATTGCGTTTTTAACAAGAATATGATGACCATGTGCCACGTCAATACAAACAGAATCCACGGTGTAACCTTTTGTGACAATTGCATCAATGATATTGTCACATTTTTTACC